TAATATCTTTTTAGCGCCAGTCTCAATTGCCGCGACTATTGTTGATGTGGTCTTACCGAGACCCATATCATCAGCCAAGATATATTTTTTGTTCTCAACGAGCTTTTGAACCGCCTCAATTTGATGAGATAAAAGAGGTCTGTGGGAATACTTTTCAAAATCAATAACAACGTTTTTTACTGTGTTATCTTTAATTATTGAAGCTTTGGGTAACCAAAAATCATGAAGTTGTTCGGTTTCAAAAACCTTACCCCAAACATGATAAGCCTTTTCTTTTTCGGCTAATAACTTTTCAATCCAAACTTGGTCAGGTATTTTGGTATACATTTTATCGTCAGCTAATTTCTGAGCAAAATATGAATCCAGTTTAACCCACTTCTTAGCCACTTTTGGTAGTATTTCGTAAAAGTTAATAATGTACTCTGATTGACTTCTTGTTGGATAGAATTTCTTATTTAGCATAAGCTTTCTCTTGAGGTCTTGTATGTAATTATTCGGACCATCGTATGACTCCAAAATGGAAATTGCCTTAGATTCTATAATATGATTACCTTCCAATAAACTGCTTTTATTACAAATATAACTTAATTTGTAGTATTTATCAACATATGGAAAAAAAGGTACCAATAACGAGATTAGGTAAGTTTTTTGGCGGTGAAGATTTCACTCTTGATATTGATATGGGAGAAGAGTGGTTGGAGGGTGACATGAACTTTACTTTTGTTTTGTATAAAATTGATAAGTATAAAACCAAAACAGATGATGGTTATGGGGAAGCTTTGTCAGGAGGTATTCAATACCAACCCCCTATCGAATTGAAAGGTATGGTTCAAATTGTTGCACCAACAAATCAAAGGTTGGGTAATTCAAAAATTGAGCAGTCTGAACCAGGTAATTTGAAAGTATCTATCTATCAAAGAACGTTGGATGATTTACAGACTGACATTTCTTTCGGTGATTACATTGGATACTATGAAACTGAAAGTCGAGTTAGGTATTATTCTGTTAGTGATGACGGGAGGGTTAATTCAGATAACAGACATACATATGGTGGATATAAACCTTTTTACAGAACTATTATTGCAACACCTGTAACATCAAACGAATTTAACGGAGTATAACATGGGATTTCCAAAACAAGTAAAAAAACAAATACAGTTAGTACCACCTAAAACTCTTTCTGCAAGGAGAGAACAACTTTTAGAGTATATTAACAAAGACGGTACTTACCTACCTAAATCGGTATTACATGCTGATTTGGATAAGGGTATGCTTGAATTTGTTAAAGAAGAGTTACGAACTGTAGTTTCAGGTAAAGTTGTTCCAACTGTCGATATTCTTATAACAACACAAAACTGGTCTCAATTTACTGAAACATGGAACTTTGTTGATTTGGATTTTAACGCATCTCCTCCTTTTATTACAACAGTAAGAAACCCTGAGGTTAAGTACGGATCTAATCCATCTCTTCTTTATACTATTCCAAATAGAAAACAATATTATTACGCCACCGTACCAACTTGGGACGGTCAAAGAAAAGGATTGGACATTTATACTATTCCTCAACCTGTTCCTGTTGATATTACATATAGTGTTAAGTTTGTTTGTAACAGAATGAGGGAGTTAAATGAATTGAATAAAAATGTTCTTCAAAAGTTTTCATCAAGACAGGCATATACTTTCATTAAAGGACAATATGTTCCAATAGTTTTACAAAACATTTCTGACGAATCTGTTGTGGATTTAGACAAGAGAAAATATTACATACAAAGTTATGATTTTTTAATGATGGGTTATTTGATTGATGAAGAGGAGTTTGAGATTAAACCTGCAATTTCAAGAACGGTTCAACTGTTAGAGGCGGCAACTCAATCAAGAGGTAAAAAGAAGTCTTATCCAAAAAATCCAAGTTTGTTTCCTTTGACTTATAATTTTTCTGCGGGAACTACTGCATATACTGAAAACTACAAATATACCGCTGATTTATCTTTCGAAAGTAATGATAATGTTAGTGGTTGGGACGTGTATATTAATGATGATTATTATGGGTCAGATCTTACTAAAATTCAACTCACATCAGGTAACAATCTTACGTTGAATATCACACCAACAAATCCATCTTTAGATTCTCAAATTGTCTATATTGCGAGGTTAATTTAATCTTCTCCGTATAAATCTGTTTTTTCTTTACACTTTTCCATAATTAAATTTTCAAGAAACTTATAAATTTTCAAACCTCTTTTATCACAATACTTTTTGAGTGCGTTGTGAGACTCAATTGAAATTTTGAGATTCTTTATCTCTTTTGTCGTTTTTGACGTTGTTTTCATGGGCAGAAAAAAGGCAGAATAAAAGCGCCTAATTTATAAATACAATATAAAGAGTAAAGTTTTTTGTGTTTAATTTAATATTTATGTATAAATAAATCTGAACAGAATTTTTAAATAATGGCAACAGCAAGTAAAGTATTCGTTTCACCCGGTGTATACACAACAGAGACCGACCTATCATTCGTCGCGCAAAGTGTTGGTGTAACTACATTAGGGTTAGTAGGGGAAACCCTAAAAGGCCCAGCCTTCGAACCAATTTTCGTAACGAGTTTTGACGAGTTTACAACTCTTTTTGGGGGAACATCTCCTGAAAAGTTTGTGAACACACAAATTCCTAAATATGAGGCGGCGTACATCGCAAAGTCTTACTTACAACAATCTAACCAATTGTTTGTGACTAGAATATTAGGATTATCAGGTTATGATGCGGGACCTTCTTGGTCTATCACCACAATCGCTAACGTGGACCCAAGTACTATTGGTCTTACGGGATCAACGGGAACGGCGTTTGTAATGGACTTCACGGGATCAACGGGAGGTACAGTAACCTTAACACAAAATACAACACCAGATTATGTTTGGGATAATTTGGATACACCATATACTCAAAATAATGGTACAGAGAGTAGTCTTAGATCTGATATTAACTCTCAGTTGATTAGTATTATGAATTTATCTGGTACAACATCTGGAACAAGTTTAAATGTTTATGGTGCAATCAAATCTTCAGATTTGACAGGATCTACTTTAAGTGGGTTTAGTTCGGTTCAAAATGTGTTTGATGTTACTAGTTTAAATTTAGATAATATTGTATTTTCTGCGGATTCTAACGATGAGTGGTATTATGCAACATTCAACAAACCAAACCCTTCTTTAAGTGGTTATACAGGTTATTCTTTAACAACATCAGTTGGAACAATGATTGAGAATCCTTTGGGATCTGGTCAATATCAAGGTACAGTTACAGGAAAAACATATTTATTCTCAGGGGGTTCTTATACAGAATATGATAATGTTGTAGTTGCAACTTTAAGATCAAGAGGTATTAGTTTATACAACTCAACAAGTGCTGGTCCGACTTATCAAGTTACAGGATTAACTGATGTTGAAATTAGTACTGTTGGTTCTTATTCTGCAATTACAAAAAACCCATTCTCAACTTTTGCAATTACGGGTACAACAATAGAAGGTGAGAACTTTTCATTTGAAACTTCTCTTCAGAATTCAGATTCTGAATATCTTACAAAAGTATTTAGTGTTAGTAACTTTGCTAAATTAAGATTCGAGGTTCCGTTATTTGTTGAAGAGGTTTATCAAAATATGTTAAATTATGCTTATAACAAAGGATATATTCGTGGAATAAATACTGATTTAGTTGCATTACCGGGTGCTAGAGGTGCTGGAACTTCATCTTCAATCGCAAACAATTTATTCCAATATCAAAGTCCTGAAACACCTTTTGTTGTTTCTGAACTTAGAGGTAATAAAGTTTATAACTTATTTAAGTTTATTTCTATTTCTGACGGAGATTCTGCAAACGTTGAAGTTAAGATTTCTATAATGAATATGTCATTCAACAATAGTACGTTCGATATCATGGTTAGAGATTTCTTTGATACAGATGCAAACCCTGTTGTTCTTGAAAAATTCACAAACTGTACAATGAACCCTGATAGTAACTCATTTGTCGCTAAAAAAATTGGTTCTTCTAACGGTGAATACCCATTAAACTCAGCATTTATTATGATTGAGTTGTCTGAAGAATTCCCTGTTGATGCATTACCTTGTGGATTTGAAGGTTATGTTATGAGAGATTATTCTGGCGATAATTTATCTCCAGTACCTGTTTACAAAACAGAATATAATTTCCCAGGTCAAGTTATTTATAACCCTCCATTTAATACAACAAACGGTGGATCAAATGTGGTGACAAGTCCTGGAGACAATGTAAGAAGAACTTTCTTAGGATTTTCAAGTTCTCTTGGTATCGATGAGTCATTCTTAATGTTTAAAGGGTTCCAAAATAGTATAAGTCATTGTAATGTTGTAGATGGTACACCTTGGAATACTAAGACTAAAGGATTCCACATGGATTCAGGTGCAACTGTTGTTGAAATCGGAAATGCATTTACAACTAGTGGACAATCTTCTTTCTATGTTGGAGACGCAAGTTTCAATTCAGAACCAACAAGTCCTGAAAATCCATATTATAGATTATATGCTAGAAAATTCACTTTGTGTTTTGCAAAAGGATTTGACGGATGGGATATCTATAGAGAATCAAGAACAAATGATGACGATTTTATCTTAGGTCGTCCTGGTTATTTAGCGGGAGCTTGTCCTACATCAAGATATCCATCTGCAACAGGATGGGGAGCGTTTAAAAATATATCAATTGGTGGAGATGATTCAGATTGGGCAAACACCGACTATTATGCTTATCAATTGGGTATTGCAACATTTGCAAATCCTGAAGCAACTAATATTAATGTGTTCGCTACATCAAGTATCGACTATGTTAATAATAGTAATTTAGTTGAAGGTGCTATCAACATGATTCAAGACGATAGAGCTGACTCAGTCCT